ATATTTATTATAAATTGCACGAAACTATCCGGCAAGCCACTGCCCACGCCGAAGTAATCGCGCTCCAAAGATTATCAGCGGAAGGCGGGGCAGCGGGTGCCAGGTGGTTGCTCGAAAAAATGAACCCAGTAAAATACGGCAAGGCAAAAAAAGAGTCAGCCGAATTTGAACAAAACGGCATGGAAATAATGTCATCTGACGATTTGGCTTCTAAAATGGGGTTATAATAACTTGTCTACCTTGTTTCCTTGCGTATTTGATAGTGTGGGCAGTGCCTTTGCTCTTGCCGTCCCAGAAAGCGGCTACCACATCAGCATGGTTCACAATTTCTTTATTGCGCTCCAAATACCAACGGGGGTGGTACGGGGTGCCAGGGTCCGTCTTGAACTTTGGCAGAAATTCAAGATATTCAATGCCATTTTTCTTGGCATAGTTCCGGGCCAGGGCATCAGCTCCAGCAGCACCACCGGCGATAATTGCGGTAGGGGCCAGCTTGTCAAGTTGGGCGGTCATAGCGGCGAAGTCCGTAAAGCCACGGCTTCCAGTAATTCCAATTATCATTTTTTACCACCTTGTACTTTTTTGAGTTCATTCTTAACTAAATTGTCCACCACGTTTACTATGGGCGTTTCCTTCAAGGCGGCCAGAAGTCGAAGATTTGAAAGGGTTGTTGCCCAAATTTTTATTGTCTGATATTTTTTAACCATGTAGTAATATTACCACCATTTTGAGTTAATGTCAACATTTATTCAGCTAAAGGCAGTGTATGGAAATAGAAACTTGGCCCATTGATAAATTAGTTTTTTACGCCAGTAATCCCCGAAAAAATGATCATGTTGTGGATAACATGGCGGCATTCATCGAGGAATACGGATTCCGGGTGCCGGTAATAGCCAAATCAGATGGGTTGGTGGTTGATGGACATCTAAGGCTAAAGGCAGCAAAAAAACTTGGCATCAAAGAAATTCCGGTTGTTTTGGCTGATGATTTGTCTGATACACAAATTCGCGGTTTGAGAATTTCAATAAATAAAAGTTCAGAGTTAGCGGAGTGGGATGAAGAGATGTTGGCCATAGAACTTGGGGTCCTAACGGCAGATGGTTTTGACGTGGCGCTAACTGGGTTTGATATTGATGTCCATGAATTTGAAGGGGATATGGACGATGACGACGAATACACAAAAAAAATTACAGCCCCAATTTATGAACCCAAAAATGAGAAACCGCCAATACATGAACTTTTCAATTCAGAAAAAAGTGATACCCTTGAAAAAGAAATAAGAGATTCGGAAGATATATCAGAGGAGGAAAAAGTTTTTTTAATCGCAGCAGCAAATCGCCACACCGTTTTTAATTACCAGAAGATTGCCGACTATTATGCAAATTCAGATAAGCATATTCAAGATATTATGGAAAAGTCGGCTCTTGTCATTATTGACTTTAAAAAGGCACTTCAAAACGGATATGTGAAGTTGTCAGAAGAAATTGCTGCTCAATATCTTGAGGATTACCCAGATAATGAATGATGATTTTTGTGCTTTTATTCTAACTCATGGCAGACCGGACAATGTTATAACATATAGCACTCTTTTGAAGTCAGGATACACAGGGAAGATTTATATTGTAATTGACAATGAAGACAACGCAGCGGAAAGATATTTTGATGTATTCGGTGATAAAGTGATCATGTTTGATAAAAAAGCGGTTGCTGAAACATTTGATGAAGGTGATAACTTTGATGATCGCAGATCTATTGTCTATGCCCGTAATGCTTGTTTTGATATAGCCAAAGAACTTGGCATTAAGCATTTTATTCAGCTTGATGATGATTATACCGTATTTTTCTATATGTATAATTGTGAGAAGGAATTTAAACGGAAGGAAATAAAAAAAATTGACATAATTTTTGACTCTTTTATTAAATATTTTGACTCTTGCGATGTTGAAGCAATAGCCTTCTTGCAAGGTGGTGATTTGATAGGCGGTGGAGATAACACTCATTTAAAAAACAATCATTATCCATTTAGAAAAAGAAAAGCAATGAACAGCTTTTTCTGCTCAGCAAATAAGCCAATAAATTTTATTGGTAGGATAAATGAAGATGTAAATACCTTTCTAAATAGCGGGTCTATGGGGAAAATATTTATGTCTATTCCAAAAATAATATTAAACCAAAAAGCCACACAGAGTAACGGCGGGGGAATGACCGATATATATATGGACAGTGGAACGTATATTAAAAGTTTTTATGCAATACTGTTTAACCCATCATGTGTTAAAATAAGGATGATGGGGAGAAATCACAAACGGCTCCACCACTCAATATCATGGAACAATGCAATTCCCGCCATCCTTGACGAAAAACATAAAAAAGGAGGGAAATAAAATGGCAGGCAGGCCCAGAAAACCCACAAACCTAAAAGTCTTGAAGGGAACTCAAAGAAAAAGCAGGATTAACCCAAACGAGCCGGAGCCGGAACTCAAAATACCGTCAGCACCGGATTTTCTAAACGATGAGGCGTTGAAAGAATGGTACAGAGTCACCAAAGTTCTCTCAGCCCTGGGGCTACTCACTGAAATTGACGGAACCATGCTTGCGCTTTACGCCCAGTCATATGCCAGAATGGTTAAATATGAAGCGATAGTGGCCAAAAACGGGGAGCTTTACAAGACAAAAACCGGCAGTGTCCAGCTATCGCCGGCGATGTGGATTATAAACCGATGCCATGCTCAGATCCATAAATACCTCACTGAATTTGGCATGAGCCCGGCGGCCAGGAGCAAGGTGTCCGGCCAGAAATCGGAAAGTAAAAACGAGAACCCGTTCTCAAAAATTGCTAATAAATAATTGACATTGACTTGCAATTTCACAAATAACACGGTACGGTATTAATATTTGGTAATTTTTTTATCATAATATAATACGGTATCGAAAAAAATCGATACCGGGGGTTTCCATAGCAATATGGGGGCTTCCGGCTTTTTTTATTGGGGAAAATTAATGGCGTTATATCCATTGACAAATAAGTGTAATCTATACGCCAGACAGGTGATATCTGGCAAGGTTCCGGCGTGTATCCACATTGTCAATGCCTGCCAGAGACACTTAACCGATCTAAAAAATCAATTGAAACCATCCTGCCCGTATAAATTCGATAAGGCAAAATCAGAAAGCATATTGAACTTTGCAGAATTGATGCCCCATACCAAAGGCAAATGGAAGGGGTCTTTAATTGTCCTCGAACCTTGGCAGTGTTTTTTACTCGGGGTGCCATTCGGATGGGTACGAAAAAAAGATGGTTTCAGAAGGTTCCGCGAAATTTATGCCGAAATACCTCGTAAAAATTCAAAATCAACATGCGGCGCTATCATAGGCAATTATATGTTTTCAGCAGATGGTGAGCTTTCGTCAGAAGTCTTTTCAGCAGCCACCACAGAACAACAGGCGTATGAAGTATTCAGGCCAGCATGGAATATGACAGCGGCTCTACCAAAATACCAGCAAGCCTTTGATATTTCACTCGGCGGGACAGTAAAAAACCCCGGAAACATTTACTCGATGTCAACAGGATCGCGCTTTGAAACCGTTGTGGGAAAACCTGGTGATGGCGCGTCTCCGCATTGTTACGTGTTAGATGAATATCACGAAAGTAAAACAGATGAATCTTTCGATACCGGCAAAACCGGAATGGGTGCCAGGCAGCAACCGATGATGGTGGTAATCACTACAGCAGGGACAAACACAAGCAACCCCTGTTTTGAAAAGAGAAAGCAAGTTGAGAAAATCCTATCCGGCCTAATTGTAAATGATGATATTTTTGGGATGATCTACACAATTGACAAAGACGACCCATGGACAGATTTAAACTCCTGGAAAAAAGCAAACCCAAATTATGGGATATCCGTTTTTGAAGATTATTTAAAATCAGAACTTAAAACAGCAATACAGAACCCTCGCAAACAGAACATCATGAAATGCAAGCATCTCAATATGTGGAGTTCTTCAGGCTCAGCATGGATAAACTCCATAAACTGGGAAAATTGCCGTGATACAGAAATGAACCTAAACGATTTCAACGAATCCCCCTGCTACGTCGGCCTTGACCTTGCATCAAAAAAAGACATAGCCTCAAAAATGCGTCTATTCGTGAAAACCCCAGATGGCGAAACGAAAACACATTATTACCTGTTTTCAACGCATTACACGCCATCGGAAAACATAGAGGGCGAAGATAAAGCGCATTACGCAGGGTGGGCGCACATGGGCCACATTAAAACCCACGCCGGTGCCAGAATTGACATTGAAGAGATTCAGGAAGAGATTAAACTTGACGCTAAACGGTTTGACATCACCGGGGAGGAAAACGCCGGCGGAGATGTGGCCAGCGACCCATGGAATGCTCAGCAACTCGGGACAAACCTGCTAAACGAGGGAATCTCCTACGTGGAAATACCCCAAACAGCGGCCAGCTTGTCAGAGCCAATGAAGGAACTTGAGGTGCTGATAATGGAAGGCAGGCTACACCACGATGGCAACGAAGTAACCACATGGATGTTTCAAAATGTTTTTTGTGAGCCGGATATGAAAGACAACATATTCCCGAGAAAGGAATCGAAAAACAGCAATAACAAAATTGATGGCGCAGTGGCAACGATTAACGCCATGGCCAGGGCTATGTATGATGATGGAATGTCCGAGCGCAGCAGATACGAAGACGACAACTGTGAGGTGTTTGCCATATGAAAGCCATAATAGAAAACTTATTTGAGATAATGCTTTTTATCGGCATTATGGGCCTTTTCTCAGGCGTATTCATGGCATA